TCTATCCCCTGAGTCAGCTGACCTGCGGCGGGGGGACCCAAAACTTACTTCCCCGGTAAGTTCCGGCTCTCGATCCGCCTTTTCTTTATGGTCTTTTGGCGAACGTTTTTCAGGCTGTCGTGGGGCTGACCTTGCAGCCATACCCGCGCCAGCACCTCCGCCTTCTAAGACGGGCACATCCCACCCTTGTGTGCGTTTGATGAGGTTGCTCATTTAGCAACTTTCAGCACTTGCCTTTTGCGTAGCCGCCCTTGTTCATGCCAAGCGGTTTGCTGCCGCTCATGACAATCTGTTTGCCCTTGGTTTTACCCTTGGTTGCAACGCCGTCTTTGCTGGGGGCTGCGGTCTTGACTGCGCCCATCTTGGCCTTGGTGATACCACCGGAAGACATCTTTTTCATATAACCACCTTCTGAGAAAAGTGCCGACTTCCCGTGATCGGTTTTCGGCTTGTTGAGACCTTGTTGGTTGGCCCGGCCCCCGGTGCCAAACTTTTTACCTTTATCCGCCGCAGCGAACTCTTTGCCCACAGACTGTGGGACACCTACCTTCTTTGAAAAAGCCGGGTTATGCGCCACGGCTTCCATGAAGTTGTGCTGTTTACGACTAGTTGAGGGCACTTCTTGACTCCCGGATGAACATGTCAATCTTGTCGTTCAACTTGTCGAACCGGCTGTCGATGTGCGCCACAATCTTGTCGATCTCCGCCTGTGTCACGTTGTCCCGAGCGATCTCCTCCCGCGTCCTGTTCAACAGGATCGTGATTCGTACCAGCTCCGCCGACTTTTCCTTCAGATTCCAACCTAGTAACCCGATGAATGTAGTCAGCAAGACGTTCCACAGCATCATCTCCATTGTCACACCATTCGGCCTTTGGTCTTGCCTCTGACCGCAATACCGTCAGCACGCTTGGATGCGGAAGAGACGGAGCCGCCTTTTTTCATACCAGTCAATTCACGAATTTTGCCGCGCACACTAGTGTCTTTTACACCGCGAGTTTCACGCTTGTACTGATCCGCAAGTTCGCTAATTTTTTGACGCTCATCGGACAAAACTTTTTTAGCGTATGGCCGTAAGCTGTCGCCTTCTTCAGCTTCATCAGACGCGTAACTCCGTATAGCGTACCCCATGGGTTGCTCACCCGCAGCAAGCCGCGCCGCATCAGAAGCAGGGGGCAACTTGCTTTTAGCGGAAGGAATCCTTCCCCCAACAGGTTCTGACGGAATACGCATGTACTGCCCCAGTTTTTCTTCTGGAGAAACTTTTCCGCCATTATCAAACTTGCGTTTGTAAGCACCCATGGTTACCTCAGCAGTTCCAGGCCCGAAGGCTCTTGTTGATCCGGCTGTTTGGATCTTTTGCTGTCTTGGCGGAGGTCAGCTTCTTCTTCATACCACTCATCCTTGCGCAGAAAGAGTCGCGGCGTGAGCCGCCTTCCGGCTGGGGAGGTTTCAAGTTCATGCCCTGTTTTTTGGCAGAGGCTCGCCCCTTGGCGTTCAGGCCGCCGTTGGGGTTCTTGCCTTCCTTGCGTTGCCATGCTGGGGATTTAGCCATAGAACACCGTCACTGACGCAATGTTGGTCAACGTGGCGTAGATGTTCGTGTAAAAACGCACACCTTCGCCAGGCACCAGTACGTAAAAAGAATTAGGATTTGTGTTAGCCGGGATGTCAATCTCAATGAGTGTCGTCCCGCCCGAACCGCCGTCCTTGAGCAGCAACGTGCCAGCGGCACTAGCCGTGGCACAGATGGAAAAGCCCTTCACACGTGCAGGCTGAGCGTACACGCTACCCGACGCATTTAGGTGGGCTGACTTGACGTCATACTGCATCGTCATGAGATGCTCCTATCAGACGTTTTGCTGGCCGAGCAGGGGATCAACCACAAAATACGTGATGTAGCCGCCGACAGTGCCTGCGCCAGAGGTATTGTCCGTCACAGTAACGTAGGACATCTCGGTCAAGGGGGTGCCGGTCACAACAGAACCAACGCTGGTGGTGCCGACCGTAGCGGCCAGACCAGAAGCAATCGAAGCGCCGGAAGCGGTGCCAGAGTTGTAGCCGGTGGTGCCCAGATCAAACGTGCCCGTGCCGCCATCGTTGATGGAGACAGACAAAACAACTGCGCCAGCGGGGAGAATTAGAGCAGCGCCGCCGTTAGAGACCGTCACGTTAGTGCCAGCAACAGCGGGGGAGGCGTCAGCAATGTAGAAAGAGGCAGCCATGACGCCGGAACCGCAATATGCGGTACGAGTCTGGTCGCCGCCGCCCGAACGCCAAATACTTTGGGTGGTAGACAGAGCCATGATAAATTGTCCTTACGTACAAGATCAGTGCATCAATCGGTACGTCGTCTGCCGGGTCAGTTTGATGCACCGGGAACCCCGGGCTTGATCGCAATATACAACAAAAGAAAAGGGGGCACAAGGCCCCCTTTCTGCTTACGCTCCGGCAGAGCCCCAGATTCCCAGGGGATCAGACCAGCCGAACGAATAACGCTCGCGGGCCTTGTAGCGGACGTTGCCGGTGTCGAAATCACCGTCCATCGAGTTAGCCAGAGGCATACGCTCGAAGTGCTTCATGCCGTTGGGCACGTCGGTCAACAGGAACCAAGCGTTGCTATCGGTCAAGAAGTGGTTGACGGTGTAACCTTCCGGCACAGCACCCATCTGCTTCAGCGCGTTGATGTCGTTGTCGTTCGTGCCAACACGCAGCTCGGTGTCAAGCAGACGCTTGGCAACGAACATCAGTGCCGGGGGAACAACCATCTTACGCGGCTTGGCAGCGATCAGCAGACCACGTTCATCGGTCCACGCAGCGATCTGAATCACAGCGTTTTCCAAGGAGGTCTCGTTCAGGTCAACGGCCACGGTCGGGCTGTTGTAGTTCACACCACCGTTAACCAGGGGGTGACCAACACGAACGCTGCTAGAGTTAACACCGAACAGCGACACGCCGTCACCGCCGGGATAAGAACCGCTGAAACCGTTGTTGATAACGGAGGCGGCTTTTACCTGCTTGGTGTAGGACATGGCGCGGGCCAGGGCCTTGGTGTAACGAGCAGACAGGCTGTCGTACAGGTTGTCTTCGATCGCCTCTTCGGTGATCGAGAAGCCCAAGGCGATGGTCTCGTGGGTGTAGCGGGCGGTGAACGCTTCCTGCGCGTTGTCGTAAGCGATGGCAGAGCCTTCGTTCTTGACAGGAGCAGCTTGGAAGCCAGCCAGCTTGGTTTCTTCTTCAAAGCTACGCTCCGACTTCTCGGTTTCGTAGATTTCCTTGTGCTCTTCGCCGTAACGGGCGTACTCCATGCCGAACAGAGCGTTCAAGCCAGGGAGCAGTTCCTTGAGCAGTTGTGCGCGTGAAATTGCCATGGTTTACTCCTTAGATGCCGACGGCGTTGGTATAGGCGTGAGCGCCGGGGTTGAACTTCACCAACACTTCAGTGTAGGTATCGGTCAGCGGGGAAGCAAAACCGATGATCTTGAAGGCGGCAGCCGTGGTAACAACGGTAGACTCCAACGCGCTGGTAGAGTTGCCAGTCTGGGTAGAACCAGTGCTGGTGCTCTGAGCGGCAGCGAAGAAAGTGTTTGCGCCAAGAGCGGCTTGGGTGACCTGGCCATCCAGCTGAGCGGCAAACGTCACGTTGGGGTCAGTGATGACATACGCGGTAACCACGCCGGTGGTGCCGGAAGGGTAGTACTGAGCGTAAATCTGCTGGCCTTGCGCGTTGATGTAGGAACAGCCAACGAACACACCCCAAGCGCCAAGGGTATTGCCGCCAAGGTTGTTGGTTGTCAGGTCCGCGCCAGTAGCGGTAGACAGAGCGATGTAGCCGTTGGCGTTAATGATAACGACTTGGCCATTGAAAAGATTGGAGCCCAGGCCTGCCGGGTCAATCAGGAACTGACTCGTAGCGCCAGCATAAGGCATGCCGTCGTTACGGTTTACGGCACGTAGGCCGTAGGGGGCATTTGTGTTTGCCATTTAGAAACTCCTGTTATTTAGAACCAGAACCAAACCCGTTTCCGCGACTGGACGAGGACTTGCGGTCCGAGAACAGAGGCATGCGCGGGTCATTGTTTCGCATGAAGTGGTTGTCCACTGAGTTCATCTGATCCGACGCTTGCTTGGAGTAGTACTCATCGCGGGCACGGGCTTGTTCAATCGGCATCTTGCAGAGCATGAGGCCTCCAATTTCCACGTTTCCGGTCTTTTCATTACCAAGCAGCATAAGTTCAGGATGATCAACTGCCTTCACCGGTTCCCACCCTTCGCGCATCTTGCGACTCACGTTGGTAGGTTCAGCCTGGCCCAGGATGTGCGTCGCTACCCAGCGATACAAATACCCAGGTTCGGGGGTCGGATCGGGCAAGTTTGTGGGCGGTACGTATACAGCCCGAGCGGTTTTTGCGCGTGACTCCAGGTCACGAGGGGTACGGTTTTCAGCCATTATTGATTCTCCAGTTTTAGAACTTCAGCCACATACTTCTTGGGGTCCAGGTTGTACTTTTTGATTAACGCAGCTTGTGACGGCGTTAGTTGTACTTTCTTCGCTCCAGTTGTGCGAGTCGCGGGTGCGACCACTGCGGCAGGTTTCCTTGCCGAAGTCTCAACCGTACGGGACGGCTCGTCTCTTTTACCACCGAAAACCTCGGGGAACGTTGACTTCACGCGAGCGTCTATTTGCTCGAAATACTCATCGGAGCGGGGATCTACCCCGTTGTTGACTAGCTTTTGATGCAGCCCTAGTGCGTAGCTGGTGATTTCCTCAAATCCCTGGGCGCCGAACCACTGGTTTTTTGCTTGCCAGCGCAAGGTCTTTTCGTCGGCTTGAACCCGTTGGGGTTGCGATGGAGTAGTTTGTACTACAGGTTCTTCACGCTGTAAAGGGGGTGCTTTGAAATTTTTTGCACTCTTTACTTCCCACGTAGCCTCAGCCAGGGCTTCCTGGGCTGCCACGATGGCGTCAGCGTCAAACGATTCCTGGGCCGCTTTCAGGTCACGCCTGGCTTTCTCCAGCTTGGCTTCCGCCGCCTGGTTGGCCATGGTCATGTACTGCTGCGTACCGGAGTCCACGTACGCCTTGAGGCGTTTGTTCTCCTCGATCATGTGCTGAGCAAGACGCTCAAGCTCCTCTTTCTCACGAGCCAGGGCTTCCTTGGCTCGGCGCTCGTCGTGGCGGGCATGCGTCAGCTCCTTGATCCGCTTTTGCGCACCCTGGGTATATGACTCAATCTCGTCGTCCGTGGGGTCCTCAACCTCACGGTCCAGGGGGCGACGGCCACGATCTCTCTCGGGAGTGTCGTCAACGATCTCGATCTCAACGTCGTCTCCTGCGACGGTGATCTCTACGTCATCCGCCGGGGCGGACCTCTTTTCTTCTTCCAGCTCGTCTGGAAACTTATATGCGTCGTTCATCTACCACTCCTTTAAGCGCGGGTAATCCCACGAGGATCTTGCACAACACACTCCACCTGATCGTCATTGATCACGCGGAACTCTTTGCCAAAGATCTTGAAACGCGTACCGGTATAGGTACGAACAAGAATGAAGTCTCCCTCCTTACACCACGGGCCGGTGGGGAACCGTTCCGGGTCTTTGTAGGCAGACTCGCCCATGCGCAAAACAAACAACACCGTGGTGGCGTGTTCTTCTTGGCGTATGGTCGCAGCGTCTCGAACCAGGTCGAGACTCGTACCGGCGATCTTTTCATCGACCTCGGGCACGATACACAGCAGCTTGTGGCCAGCTGGGATTGGCAAGGCTGACGCCTTGGTTTCTGCATCCGCGTTGTCGTCCGGCTGGTCGACGGGTTGGATGTGTTTGGGTAGTTGAATACCCGGGGGGAGGAGGATTTCACTCATCTGCTTTTTCGACTTTCTCTGCAAGGTCAATGATGTAACGCTCTGCCATCGCCAGACCCTGGATGACGCCACAGAGTTTTTGATACTGCTCAAAAGATTGACATGAACCACCCGCCAAGTCGTCCGCGTAGTTGTTCAGGTCGGTGCGTATTTGTTCGCGCAATACGCGTGCGAAGTCTTGGATCATTTAGTGGGCTTCTCCTTTGGTTGGTTTTGATCACGCATCATCTTGACCTTGGCTCGCGCCTGGGACTCTTGGTGACGCAACTTCTGGTCATGCGCCGCTTGGCGATGCTCCAGGTCCTGTGCGTGGCTGCGTGCAGCCATCTCTTGTTCCATGCGTGCGGTCTCGATGTCAAACCGCCCGGTGTCTCGACGCGCGTCGATGGCCGCTTTGGTCGCGTCCACGTTTAAGCGACGGCTGTCGATGTTCTGACGTTGCAGCAGCTGCGCGGCGGTACGTTGCTTCTCCAACTGAATCTTGGCAAGCGCCTCGGCAGCGTCTTGCTGGAGTTTCTTCTGGGCGATCGCCAGGTCTCCCTGGACCTTCTGCGCCTTGGTCTGAGCCTCCTGTTGGCGGATGGCCAGCTCTTGCTGCTGCATCTGAAGCACCGGGTCCTGGGCCTGCTGTTGAGCCTGTTGCGCTTGGGCCTGCGCTTGGTTCTGCTGGAGAACCTGCTGGGCGGCCTGGGCCATCATGCCCGAGAGCGCCACCTCCACCTCGGGCGGCAACTTCTCGTCTTCCGGGGGCAGGGGCATACCGAGCTGCTGCTCGATCTTCTGGCGATAGCCAAACCCAACGTGCTCGGAGATGTGCGCTTGCATCGCTGCCTGCATCTGCGGGGCGCGGGGGTTCTGGCCGATCAACTGCATGATCAGGGGGTCCTGCATCGCGGCCATGTGCACCTTGATGTGCGCCTCGTGGTCCTGGTACATGAACGCCTTGACCGGCTCGCCCTTGAGGACCGCCATGTTCTCTGCCACCGGATCGCGTGGCTTCTGGTCGTCCGGCAGGGGCACGAGCTTCTCAGCGTGCTTCACACCCAACACCTCCAGCATGCGGCGGTGCAGCTGCGGCAAGTCATAGATGTCCGGCGCCATCTGCGCCATCTGGATCACGGCTTGATACTGCACTACCCGCTGGCTCATGGTTGCCGCGTTGGGATCGCTCACCGGAATGATGTCGACCTGGGAGTAGTCTTCCTTGCGGGCCGTGCGGCGGCCTTCTTCCGGCTGATAGTCGTAGTCGGGGTCGGTGTAGTCCTCGATGATCTTGACCAGCAACTTCAACTCTTGCTTGAAGCTGTAGTGCAGGCGGGCTTGCACCGCCGTCATGACCTTGAGCTGACGCTCCAGAAGAGCCAGCGTGGTGCCCACCGGGGCCTGCGCAGACATGTCCGACACCTTCATGTCGGCTGTTGCGGCAAAGCGACGACCCTCGTCGACGATCGTGGTCAGCAGGTTGTACAGGGTGGCGCTTGGCTCCTTGTACGGCAGGGGCATGATGCTGTCACGCAGCGCCCCAGAACTGATGTCTACGTCCCGCCACTCGCCCGGGGCAATCGGCGTGTCATCACCTTTAATCCGAAGCCCACGGGTT